TAGTCAATCTTTGGATAAACTTAGGAAGGCCACCATTAACTGGATTATGGAACCCTTAGGTATTAATACTACCTGTAAATATTTAGACAAAAAATTCTGGCTAGATGTAAGCGATAGATTAATGTATGAAGGTAAAGCACCTGAATTAATCTCCACTAAGACAGCTAGAATGCCAAGCTTCTTTGAACATGCAAACACCAATCTACCCAAGTACGCTTAAGTTTCACAGCGAGAAGCTGGAATCACTGGTTGCCGACTTAGAATCTAGGTTCCCTTGGCAACCAGTCCACCCTAAGGAACCAATAGAATCAATCATGTATCGTGCTGGTCAAGCTAGCGTGGTACAATATATACAATCTTATTTAGATGAAAACTAATGTGTTTTTTTAGAGCCCCAAAGCCGCCGCCACCTGCGCCAATGCCCACACCTCCTCCAGTGATGTCAAGATCTAATGACTCACTACAATCTGGTGACCTACCTACTAAGAAAGAGTTGGTTGACCCAGATGAAATTGCAGGTGTAGAGTATGGTTCAAAAAGAAAGAACCCTACCGCAGCAGCAGGTAAGAAGACAGGAGCATCAGCATTAAGGATACCTTTAAATACTGGTGGTGCATCAGGCGGAGGAACGCCTAATGTATAAGGCTAGTCAACGCTATTCAAAGTTATGTAGTGGACGATCTCAGTTCCTAGATATGGCTGTGAATTGCTCAGAACTAACCTTACCTTATCTAGTACAGCACGATTTAAAACAGAAAGGTGGTACAAAATTACTAGCTCAGCCTTGGCAATCAGTCGGGGCTAAAGCTGTAGTAACTCTATCAGCTAAGCTAATGTTAGCTTTACTGCCTCCTACTACTTCATTCTTTAAACTTCAAGTTAGAGATGATAAGTTATCAGAAGGTGAGGAGTTAACTCCTGAAATGAGGAGTGAATTAGATCTATCCTTCTCCAAAATGGAGAGGATGGTGATGGATTACATTGCTGCTTCTAATGATAGAGTTGTAGTACATCAAGCATTGAAACATCTGATCGTATCAGGTAATGCACTTATCTTTATGGGTAAGGATGGTCTTAAGCACTTTCCTTTACAAAGGTATGTTGTTAATAGAGATGGTAACGGTAACGTTTTAGAAATAATAACAAAAGAAATTATTAGTAGAAAGATACTGGGCATTGAGCCGACTCAACCCTATCCTAATGATTTAAATAAAAATGACACAGGCTCAGATGAAGACGACGTAGAAGTATACACATGCGTTACCCAAGATACTAGTAGTGGACGCTGGGTCTGGCATCAGGAAGTTGGTGATCAAATCATTCCTGGTAGCCGTAGCACAGCACCAAAGAATGCTAGCCCTTGGTTAGTTCTTCGATTCAATACAGTTGATGGAGAAGATTATGGACGTGGTAGAGTAGAGGAATTCATAGGTGACCTTCGTAGTCTTGAAGGTTTATCACAGGCTATTGTAGAGGGCTCTAGTGTAGCTGCTAAGGTAGTATTCTTAGTGTCTCCTAGTGCAACTACTAAACCTCAAACACTATCTCAGTCAGGCAATGGTGCTATCATTCAAGGTAGGCCAGAGGATGTAGGTGTAGTACAGGTAGGTAAAACTGCTGACTTTGCTACAGCTGCACAAACAGCCATGCAATTAGAGAAGAGGATTACAGATGCCTTCCTTGTTATGAATCCAAGGAATGCAGAAAGAGTTACAGCAGAAGAAGTACGCTTAACACAGGCTGAATTGGAACAGCAGTTAGGAGGATTATTCTCACTACTCACAGTTGAATTCTTAATACCATATCTAAACAGAACGTTGCTAGTACTGCAGCGATCAAATGAGATACCTAAGTTACCTAAGGATCTAGTAAGACCTAAGATAGTAGCTGGTATCAATGCATTAGGTAGGTCAGGGGATAGAGAAGCCCTAACTACATTCATGCAAACAGTAGCTGCAACTCTTGGAGCCGAAGCTATACTTAAATATGTTAATCCAACTGAAGCTATTAAACGATTAGCTGCAGCTGAAGGTATTGACGTATTAAATCTTGTTAAGAGTGAGCAACAGTTACAACAAGAGCTACAACAAGCTCAGCAACAACAACAACAAGCTATGTTGTTACAACAAGCAGGTCAGATGGCTAACTCACCTTTAGCAGATCCTACTAAGAACCCTGAAGCCAAAGAAGATGTACAAAACTTCTTACAAACAGGACAAGATGCACAACAACCACCTGAATAATTATGGCAGAAACATTAACGTATGATGCTGGTACTGATACAGTAACAGATGGCAGCGGAGAAAACTTAACACCAGCTGAACAGGATTCCCTGAAAGTTGGTGAACAGTTAATTGAAGCTCAAGACGGGCTACTAGCTGGTAAGTATAAGGATGCAGAAGCACTAGAGAAAGCATACATAGAATTACAAGGTAAACTTGGTCAACAAGATGGCAAAGAAGAAGCGACACCTGAAGCTGAAGATAAGCAAGAAGAAGTGTTGCAGGAAGAATCTGAAGAAGACACTCCAACGTATTCTGAAGGGGCTCAGTTAATAAACGATGCATCTGATGAGTACTTTAAGAATGGTGAGAAGTTATCTCCTGAAACATTAGACAAGTTCGCTACCATGAGTTCACAGGATTTAGTGAAAGCATACATGGAAGTTCAAAAGAATAATCCACAGCCAACTGATTCTGAGCCAGCTGATATAACTGATGCTACTGTTAATCAAATTAAAAACTTTGCTGGCGGAGAACAGCAGTATAAACAGATGGTAGATTGGGCTTCGTCTAGCTTAGACTCTCAATCTATTGAGGCATTCGATAGTATTGTTAATACTGGTAGTGTTGATGCTATTAAGTTAGCAGTCAATGGATTAAAATCACAGTATCATGAGGCTATGGGAAACGAAGGAACTATGTTAACAGGCAAAGCACCTACTTCTAGTAAGGATGTATTCAGAAGTCAAGCAGAATTAGTAGCAGCTATGGGCGATAGGAGATATGATAATGACCCTGCATATAGACAGGATGTCATGCAAAAACTATCTAGGTCTGGAGACCTGAACTTTTAATTATGGGTAAGGACAAGAAAAGATTTCCATCAGTCAGACCAGAAGACGGTAGTAAAAGGCTAGAAGCTAACGAGCACAACAGATTACCGCAACCACTAAGAGGTGTAGCTAACTTCCTTAATGAAGAAAGAGCTGCTTCCCAAGAAGACTATAAAAAACTAAAGGAACTAAAGAAGAATCCTAAGTATTAATATACAAGGCGGCTCGGTAGTCGAACCAGAAGAAGCCACAGGTAACCGCGTCCGTTCGGCTCAATCTAATTGAGTTGCATGAAACCACATCATGGAACGGGGGTGTGGTACTGGAGAAAACCAATGCAAAAAAAGCAAGTAACACTCAAGTATCGCGGCGTACCTTACACGAAAACTACTTAAATTTTATTAATGAAAAGACTAGCACTAGCCCTCGCGGCTTCCACCTTCGCGATAGCTCCTGCATTCGCCGGTGGCGTATACGTGAACGTGGAGAACAACGCATCCCTAACCGGATCTGACTACACGGGATCTACTACAGACTTCCACGTAGGATATGAAGGCGGCACTGATACCTTTGGATATTATGTTCAAGGTGGTCCCGCAGTCGTAGCCACAGATGGCGCTGATTCAGACAATGAACTTTCTGGTAAAGTAGGTGCAAGCCTAGCTGCAACAGATAAGCTCGACTTCTATGGAGAACTAGCAGTCATTACTGCTGAAGATGATAACTCCTGGGCAACCAAGATCGGAACTAAGTATAAGTTCTAATGTCACAACAAAATACCAAAGGTAAAGGTGCATCAGTCACCTGGTATGGCCCTGATGCAGGAGTTGAGATAGAGGACACTTCTCCTAGTTCGATTCAACCACCTGGAGTTGATGAAGAAGAGGACTTCCCTCAATCTTTAGAAGAAGCTCTTCTAGGATAGGGGTAGCGGGTATAGTTTAATGGGAAAACTCTAGCCTTCCAAGCTAGGTTTAGGGGTTCGAATCCCCTTACCCGCTCTTGGCTTTAGCCCGGTACGCCGGATACCTTTAGCCGTCTAGACGGTGGGAGAGACCACAACAAATGATCAAACAATTACGCGTAAGAAAGTAAACAATACAATCTTTAAACAGATAAATGGCTCAACAAAATAGTAATGAACCTCTTGCCGATATTACCTGGGCTGGCGCCAATAACGGCGCTGCCTCAACAACTGACGCTCGTAGGGCTCTATACCTCAAGCTATTCTCTGGAGAGATGTTCAAAGGATTCCAACGCAATACAATTGCAAGGGATCTAATCACTAAGCGTACCCTAAAGAACGGTAGATCACTACAGTTCATTTACACAGGTCGTACGAAGAGTGAATTCCATGTACCTGGACAATCAATTCTAGGTAACAGTGATGGAGCACCTCCAGTAGCTGAGAAGACAATTGAGTGTGATGACCTACTCATCAGTTCTGCATTCGTGTATGAATTAGATGAAGTACTNGCACACTATGACTTGAGAGGAGAGATCTCAAGAAAGATTGGTTATGCATTGGCGGAGAATTATGACCGTCGTTGCTTCCGTGCAATCACTAAAGCTGCACGTCTAGCACACCCAATAACCAAGGCTAATTATGTAGAAGCAGGTGGAACACAGGTCCGTGTTGGTGCTACAACAAGTGGTGCTGATGCATTGGATCCTGATAAACTAGTAACTGCATTCTATGATGCTGCTGCTGCTCTAGATGAGAAAGGAGTTTCAACCGATGGACGAGTTGCCGTAATCTCACCACGCCAATACTATGCTCTTATCAAGGGTCTAGATGGTTCTGGTATCGGTGCTTATCTTGTTAATCGTGACGAGCAAGGAGATGCCCTACAATCAGGTAAGGGTGTTTACGAGATCGCCGGTATCAAGATTTACAAGTCGATGAACATTCCATTCTTCAGCCAGTTTGGTACTAGATATGGAGCTGCTTCTGCAACTGCACCTGGTACAACTAGTCCTGGAAATACAGGAACATTCGTTAGTGAAGCAATGGGTGATCAAGATGCAAGCACAACTCCTAGTGGACAGAAAACCGTAAACGAATACGGTGCTCAATCTGAGTTTGCTAATTCTTGTGGACTCGTCTTCCAGAAAGAAGCTGCTGGTTGCGTTGAAGCAATCGGTCCTAGCGTACAAGTTACTTCAGGTGATGTATCCGTGATTTATCAGGGAGATGTCATNNTAGGTAGGTTGGCAATGGGAGTTGATTCACTCAACCCAGCTGCTGCTGTTGAACTTTATGCTGGTACAGCTACCGCCCCTGCTGCATTCGCATAGTTTAATACTTAACCAACATACGGGGAGTCTTCGGGCTCCCTTTTTTTTATTCATATAACTTTATGGCTTCCACAACAATTGACACCGATACCGAACTATCCGCAGTGAACTCAATACTGGGAGCTATTGGCCAATCACCAGTAACTTCATTAGTATTCGATAACCCAGAAGTATCATTCATATATAATATATTAAGGGATTGTAATGTAGATATACAGAATGAAGGATGGCATTTTAATACAGAGAAACATGTAACATATACACCTGATNCAACAACAGGTAAAATAGCAGTAGGTAATGACATACTTCGTATGGATGTTACAGATGGCTGGAGAAAAAGATCATATGATGTAGTAAAAAGGAATGGTTATTTATATGATAAGTATGATCATACTGATGACTGGTCAGATGCATCTGAAATGACACTTGATATTACTAGACTATTAAACTTTGAAGATATACCTTCTGTGTTTCAACGATATATAATAGCCAGAGCTAGTCGCATGGCAGCAACACAGTTAGTAGCTAACCCTCAATTAGTACAACTACTATCACAACAAGAGACATTAACAAGAGCTTCATGTATGGAGTATGAATGTAACCAAGGTAACCATACTATGTTTGGGTTCCCTGAAGATTCATCTTATAGTTCTTATAGACCATGGAGGAATCTTAGAAGATAATGACAGGAATCACACAAACAATACCTAACTATGTGTCTGGTATGTCCGAACAGCCTGATCAGTTAAAGAGTCCTGGTCAAGTTAAAAGTATTATTAATGCTATACCTGACGTTACATTTGGTTTATATAAAAGACCAGGTGCTAAGAGAGTAGAAGCTGCAGCTGGAGGAGGAGCATTAACTAATGTACAGAGTGGTGGATCATGGTTCCATTATTACCGTGATGAAACAGAAGGATCATACATAGGTCAGATTGCTTCTAATGGTAGAGTGAGGATGTGGAGTTGTAATAATGGTGCCGAAAAGAATGTATGGTATCATACAGATAACAGTGCTTATGATGGTAGTAACTCTAACCATACCTCTATCACTAGTTACTTAACTCCATCACCTAGTGATGATCAAGAAGATATACAAGCATTAACTATTAATGATACTACCTTCTTAAATAATAGAAGTAAGATCACAGCTACTACTGGTACAACAGATGCTAGACCTGATGCTCACTTTGCTTACCTTGAAATACTAAGATCAGAGAATGGTAGGCAGTACGGGTTTAATCTATATAACGATACTACTACTACTACTATTAAAAGAGCTACTCGTGTAAAGATACAGAGTGATAGTTTAGCTGAAGGTGCTGGTACAGGTACTTGTCCTGGTATAGGTACTCAGGTATTCAGTGGAGCTGAAACTGATACAGGATCTAGAAAGAACTTAACGTTCCGTATTACTACCATGGGTCAACAAGGTAGAGCGGCTGGAACATCTGAAACCATCACTGGTAACAGTTATGAGTGTTCATATAACCGTGAGGTATCCTTACTACATGGTGGTGAAGACTGGGAAGACGGTGATACTACTACTGTTACATTAGACTCAGCTAAGACTAGCTATACTTATACTGTTGAAGTAACTGAACATGAAGCGTCAGTTATCCAAGCTAACATAAAAGCAGTTAGACCTGCTCCTACACCATTTGATGCTGATACAGCTGTTACTGCTGAGACTGTTCTTGGTGGTATTCAAGGAGAACTCTCTGGTATTACAGTAGGTGGTCAATCATTATCTGCTGTAGTAATTGGTAATGGTATCTATCTTTCATGTGCTAATGCATTCAACATTGATGTCATGGAGAATGACCTCATGCGTGTCATGCAAGGCACTGTTAATGATGTAACTAAACTTCCTATTCAGTGTAAGAATGGNTACATTGTTAAAGTAGCTAACACTAGGATGTCAGATGAGGATGATTATTACACTAGATTCTATGGTGCTAATGATAAAGATGGATCTGGTGTATGGATTGAATGTCCTGAACCTGGTATTGTAAAGAGCTTTGATCCTTCTACTATGCCTCATGTCTTACAAAGGCAAGCGGATGGAGATTTCTTAGTTAAACAATACGGATGGAAAGATAGGCTAGTAGGGGATGCTGTAACTAATCCAATACCATCATTTGTTGGGCAAGGNATAAATAAAGTATGCTTCTTCCGTAATAGGNTAGTATTCTTATCAGGTGAGAATGTAATAACATCTAAACCTGGTTCAATTGATGAGCCTGACTTCTGGAATAACTCTGCATTAACACTTAGTGCTATTGATCCTATTGATATAGCATGTTCTTCTCTATACCCTTCTGATTTATATGATGCTATAGAATTACCAGCTGGATTACTATGCTTTAGTACTAACCAACAGTTTTTACTATCTGCTGATGATACAGTATTCAACCCTGATACTGCAAAGCTAAGAGCTGTAGCCAGTCATAACTATAACCAAGTTATACCTCCTATCAGAACAAACTACACTGTAGGATTCATAGATAATTCTTTTAAATACAGTAGGTTTATGGAGCTAGGTGCTGTAAAAAGAGAAGATATGGCAACACTTGTAGAGACAAGTAAACTTGTACCTACTTTATTAGCAAAAGATATAGATTTAATTACAAGTAGCCGAGAGAATAATATGGTATTCTTCGGTAAAACAGATACAGATACTGTCTTTGGATATAAATATTTTAGAACATCCCCTAATGAGGAAGCACTACAATCAGCTTGGTTTAAATGGAAACATAATAATCCTATTAAGTACCACTTCTGTGTAGAAGATGTTTATTATTTCTTAGATACTGATAACTTCTTACAAAGTATTAACTTAATTCAAGCTGATGCAGATCCAAATATAGATCTGGATAGTACTAACTATCTGATACATTTAGATAATTATACGACAGTATTAGGTGGTGTATATAATAGTACAACTAACCTGACTACATTTAC